TGACGGGCGGCGGCTATGCTCAAATGGATCACCGACTACATTCGTTACGTCGAAAACCGTCCGCAGGATTTCAACGAACACGTCAAAAACAATGTCCGGCAGATCAAAGAGCTCATCTCCCGGAAAGAAATTTTCTATAAAGAAGCCGATCCAATCGCGTTCCGCGACTTTGCGCGAATGTTCCGCCATCGGGAAGGCGTTTGGGCGGGGCAGCCCGTCGAGCTCAACCGTGAGCAAAAGTACATTGTTGCATGCATCCTTGGCATCAAGGTGTGGGACAAGAAAGAAAAACGCTTCGTCCGCTGGTTTCGTGAGCTCGATCTGTTTGTGGCGCGAAAGTGGGGCAAGGATACTTTCATCGTACCGCTTATCGCATACTTCGTTGGTATCGATAAAGAGCCGTCCGCATGGTGTCAGATTCTTGCGGAGAACGAGGCGCAGGCAAAGCGGACGTTCGATCTCGTCAAAGAGAACGTCAAGGAAGATCCGCTGGATTGCTGGTTTACGGGAACGGGCAAGACGTCAAAGACGATCGAATGCCCGGAGACGCACGGCGTCATTCAGTACCTTTCGGGACGGACGAAGGGAAAGGACGGCGCCAATCCGTCCGTTGCCGTCGTCAACGAGGCGCACGAGATTACAAACAAGAATCAGTACAATGCGGTCAAGTCGGGCATGGGCGCCCGGTCGCAGCCGATGATGATCGTCATTTCCTCGGCGGGCGTTACGCCGGAAAGCCTGTACGAGTCCCTCTATGAGAGAAACAAGAAATTTCTCAAAAAGAAACGGCTTGGACAGAATGATCGCATCTTTGCGCTCATGTTCGGGATCGACGAAACGGACGACTACCGCGATGAAGCCTGCTGGATCAAGGCAAACCCCGCCATGTACGAGGGACGTCCGACCATGGAGTTCCTGCGTACGCAGCTGGAGGGGATGAAGGACGATCCCGTTCTGCTGAATACCTTTATTGCCAAACACATGAATCGGCAGATCGGGGCGTCCATCGATTATTTCAGCATGGTCGCCATCCGGAATGCCATGCGCATCGTCGAGCCGGAAGAGTATATCGACACATACGCAGTCGGGGGCGTCGATCTCGCAGAAACGACGGACTTGTGCAACGCAACGGCGCAGATTCTGACGGGCGAAAAGTTCATCTATCTGCAGGCGTATTTCATTGCAGAGGATCGCCTCGCGCGCAACAGCGAGCGGGACAAACAGGACTATCAGCGCATGACAAACCTTGCAACGGGAGACCGCGTCACGAGTGAAGTGGTCATTGTAACGCCGGGAAGCTATGTGCGGAAAGAGTACGTTACGGCATGGTTTACGCTGCTGCGTGAAGAATACAAGATCAGCTTCCTCAAAATCGGCTATGACCGTGCGCTTTCAAAAGAGTGGCTTACGGATATGCAGGAACACGGTTTTTCGCACGAGAAAGTGCACAGAGACGGCGAGACGGGAAGTATCACGCGCGATCTCGGCGTTCTCACCGAAGTTGCGCAGGGCGGATGGACGCTGTCCGAGCCGATCAAGGTGGTAAAAAGCCTGTTTGAGTCGGGCAAAATCGTTGCTGATGTAAGAAACAAGCTGTTTGCGTACTGCTTCTATAATCTCAAAATCCGACAGGACGTCAACAACAACCTTTCGCCGCACAAGGCGAAATCGACGGGACATATTGACGGTGCCGTCGGCGTATTCAACGCATTTGTCGCCTACCAGCGGGCCAAGGAGATGCCTCTGTACGCAAATCGCATCGGACAGCTTTTCAGGATCTGATCATGGGAAAAATTCTGGATTTTTTCAAAAACACATTCAGGCGGAGTAAATCGCAGCCGGGGCAGGTGCAGACGCGGGAACAGCTTCGCACGATCATTCACGATTACTACGGCAACAACGTGGGATGGTTTGCATACAACTACGCGAGCAACATCTATCAGATCCCGGAGGTGCGCACGGCGATCCAATCGTTCGCGGAGATCTTCTCCATCATCCCGAAGTACTTTGAACGCAAGGACAAGGACGGGAATGTCACCTATCTCGAAGGGGAGGAGGATCGCGTCATCAACGTTCGCGCCAATCCGTTGCAGAATGCGTCGCAGTTCTGGGTAAATCTTATCACTTCGCTGATGCTGTATTCCAATGTGTTCGTCGAGCCGCGCTTTTCGCCGCGCACAGGGCGGCTCTCGCAGCTATATGTGTTGCCGCACGATTTTTACGACTTCAAACTGTACGACGACCGCGCAACGGTCACGTTCGGGAGGATCGGAAAGACGTACGACATGAGCGATCTCATCTATCTCAACCGTTTTTCTGCGCTGGGCGGCGGCCAGAAGAACGACCTCGGACTGTATGAAACGGTCATTCAGGCACTTGCGGCACAGGCGATCGCCGTTGCGGATCCGAACAAGGTACGGGCGATCATGCAGACCGATCCGACAGCACAGGGACAGCTGAAAGAGAAGGATGCGGACGGAACGATGCGCGATCTGGATGCGCGTTTCGATAAGTCGGTACGCGGGATTGCCTACGTCGATCCGCAGTGGAAGATCACGCCCATCAACTGGAACGAGAACGACGTCAACCGCGATCTCATGAAGCTGGTCATCGACATCGTCTACAACTATTTCGGCATCACGGCGGATATCGTCAACAACAAGGCGACGGAAATCGAATATCAGCTCTTTGTAAAGAATCATGTCGAGCCGATTGCGCGGCAGGTGGAACAGGAATTCACGGGTAAGATCTTTTCGCGCATGGAACAGGCGCACGGCAACCGGTTGGAGCTGGATACGTTCTGGCTGCAGGTTTCGACGCTCGCGACGAAGACGGCTTTCTTCAATGTTGTCTCCCGAAACGGGGTGATGAACAACGACGAGATGCGCGAAATGATCGGATATGCCCCGCTGCCCGATGGACTGGGGCGAAAGTACAGGGTAACTCTCGATACGGTCAACATAGAAAATGCGGACGCTTATCAGAGCGTAAAAAACGGCGCGGCGGGCGCAGACGGTCAGACGGAGAAACCGGAGGGCGGCGGCACGCAGGCGACGGAAGGAGGAAACAATGCAGCAACCTAACGTAAAACCGAAACGGCAGCGGGAATTTCGTAACGTTGAATTCCGGACGGAGGCACGGGAGGCGGAGAACGGGAGAAAAGAGCTCGTTGTCCGCGGGTATCCTATCCTGTTCAACACCCCGACCAAAGTGTGGGATTATTGGTACGACGAGATCACGGAGATCATTTTGCCGCAGGCGCTTGACGGCGTCGACTTGCAGAATGTATTCCTGCTCTACGGACACGACATGAACCGCGTGCTTGGGCGAACGGGAAAGAACATGCGGCTGGAAACGGACGAGACGGGGCTTTTCATGGAATGTGTCATGCCCAATACGCAGGAGGCGCGCGACCTGTACAACCTCATTGAGGCAGGGATCGTCGACGGCATGAGCTTCTGGCTCCGTACCTATGATCAGGTCAATCCGTCCACGCTCACACGCACCGTTACCAAGATCGAAGAGCTGCCGGAGGTCACCATTACGGCGTTCCCGGCGTACAAGGAAACGGTCGTCATCGCCATGGAAGAGGAGCGCCGGAAAGCGTTGCGCGCACAGTCGGAAATGGCGCGCCGCGTGGAAGAAGAACTCAAAAATTTTTCATAAAAGGAGAACAACATGGATCCCATTATCGAAATGCTGCGGGATGAGAACAACGCGATCGAACAGCTCACCGCAAGACGTGAGGAATTGAAGCGCAAACTCGAAGAGCACCGCAGCGGAAACATTTCGGCGGAAGAGTTTGAAAAGCTCTCTGCCGAACGTAAGGACATCGAAAAGGAGCTTGTGCTCCGCACCAAGCGCCGCGACGAACTCACCGCTGCGGCTGACAAAAACAAAAATCAAGGAGAAGGGAGAGGAATTATGAACGACAACCTTTTGCATTTCAAGGATGGCATGGAGCGCGCGGATATTCCCGCGACGGCAGAGTACCGCAGCGCATTCTTCAAGCGGCTGCAGCGCAAACCGTTGGAGGATCTCGAAAAGCGCGCGATGACGTCGGCATCGACGTCGGCAGGAGCTGCGATCCCCACGCAGACGATGGATATGATCATCGGGCAGCTCCGTGAATCGGATTCGCTGCTGGGGCTCATCACGCTCACGAACATTCCGAGCCTGACGAGTTTTCCCGTGGAGAACGTCGTCAACGATGCGTCTTGGGTATCCGAAGGCTCGGACAGCACGCCGAGCAGCGATAGTCTGAAAGCGGTATCGCTCGCGGCGTACACGCTCATCAAGACAATCAAGATCACGGCGCAGGTCGCGCGGATGTCGATCGATGCCTTCGAGACGTGGCTCGTCAATGCGCTCGTGCGAAAGCTCCGTGCGGCGTGTGATAAGGCGATTATCTCGGGCACGGGCACCAATCAGCCCACGGGGCTGGATACGCTGACGTGGAACGCAACGAACAGCGTGACGGTTGCAAAGGCCGCTACGGTCACCTATGACAACCTGGTCGATCTGGAAGCGCTCGTCGGAGAAAGTTTCATCAATAACGCTGTTTGGGCGTGCAATCGCAAAATGAAGGCGACGCTCTTAAAGCTCAAAGACGACCAGAAGCGCCCGCTCTTCGAGCGTGCGGTCGAGGATGGCTTCGTCGGGACGCTGCTCGGGTATCCCGTCCGCCTGGATGCAAACGTGAAGGACGGCGAGATGTACTTCGGGGATTGGAAATCGGGGTATGTCATGAACTTCGCGCAGCCCATCGAGATCGCAAGTTCCGAAGAGGCGGGTTTCATGAGCGGATCCGTCGTCTATCGCGGTATGGCGCTTGCCGACGGCAAGCCCACGGGCGTTGCGGGTGCGCTCGTCAAGCTGGTACAGGGAACGGTGTAAAGCACGAGGTGTATTATGGCGGCGATCGACAAGGCGGCGCTTCTCGCAAAACTCAAATTGGCGATCGGCGACCTGACGCCCGGGAAAGAACTTGACGACTACTATACGGAAAAGCTCGATACCGCGCAGGCGATCATCGCCGCAAACGATATTTCCGACAGCATTCTCGCGACTGAACTCGGGATGTCCGCCATCGTGTTGCAGGCGCAGGTCCTGATGGGGAACGTGGATGCGGATGAGGGCAATCGGACGATCATACTCATGCGCAATACGCTCTCCGCCCAGACGAAGGGCGAGCGCTACGGGGAAGGTGATGACGATGCTGACGGGGCGTAAACAGGTCGTGCTTGCCGACGTAGAAAGCACGCAAAGCGCCTCCAACGGTGACAGGACAAAGCGCGTCACACGGGCAAAGGTGCTCGCTGCAATGGTCGAGCTGGTCGGTGTCAATACCGCCCAGCTCGGACAGGTGCAGGGTTTTCGGCTCACGAACAGCGTCGAAATTGACCGTGTGCAGTACGGCGGAGAAAAGTATCTCTATTTCGGCGGAACGCTCTATGCCGTCGGAACGCTCGGGAAGGCGGGATCGCCTGCAAAGATGCTTCTGAACGTCGCCGTGCACAACGATGCCGCCGCAGCACAGGCGGTCAAGGAGTGGGTAGATGCAAATCTTTCATACAGATGACACCATGTCCGCGCTTTGGTCGTTTTTGCAGCCGCTGGCGGCGGAAATCCCGATCTATAAGCAGACCATGGACGAAGCGGATGAAAACGTGCCGGAGAGCTATTTGCTCATCCGCACGGACATCACGGACATGGGCGCCATGTACGGGGACGGGCACGTCATGCTTCGCCGCAATACGGCGGACTTGCTGCTCGTCTCCAAGTGCACGGGCGCGTTGTCGGACGACATCCACAACGTAAACCGCCGAAAAGTGAAAGCATTGCTTGATGCTTCGGGAGATGTATCCTATACGGCGTATGATCTCGGATACAATGCAACGCTCCGCGAAGCGCAGTACAGCTGGACTTTGGAGTTTTTATATGGCAAGGCGGCGCAGTAGCGGCTCTTTGAGGCCGACGCTTGCAGGGCTTTCACAAGCAATCGATGAAGCGATTGGAGAGGTGTCCGAAGAAGTGTATGCTGCGGTGGATGCAGGGCTTGACAAAGCGGCACGTCATATGGAGCGAGCACTTGAAGCGGCAACACCGATCGACACGGGTGAGACGCGAAGATCATGGGAAGTGGACTTCAAATACAAGAACGTACGCTATATCAACAATACGAGCGTCAACGAGCAGGGCGTGCCGATTGTAAATCTGTTGGAGTTCGGGAAAAAGGGAAAGCCTTTCGTTCGTAAAACGGTACAGGCAGAGCAAGAACAAATCATCAATATCATAAAAGGAGAAATCGAACATGGCAACACCGAGTAAAACGGGGAAGGACCTTGCGCAGTTCAACGTTAAAAACGCTGTATATGCGCTGGAAGGGACGCCGTCCACCGTCAAACCGATGACGTGGATGAATACGTTCTCGAAGGACAGAAACGTTGCGACGCACGCATTCTATGGGGACGGCGAAATGATAGTCTCTCTTGCGTCTGATCGCTCTGTGTCGGGAACGATCGGTGCGACGGCGCGGGACGATGATTTTGAGGAGGACGTTGGGCTCGCAATCGCACCCGACGGCGGCGGCACGGCAGAAATTGCCGTCAAGAGCATGCCCCGTATCTGTTTCGGGTTTGAAACGGACTATATCGGGGCTGACGGTATCCGCAAAGCGAAAAAGACGTGGGTGTTCAG